TAAATGTGGTGCTGTTGATTTAAATACTCTGATACCAAATAGATTGTTTGCCTGTTTGGCAAATCTTGATGTACCCCAACCAGACTCTAATACAGCCTGACCGACTAACATTTCAATTGGTACTCTTTTGTCAACTGGTGTTGTAAAGTTTATATAGTCAACACAATAACCAAGTTCTTTTACAAACTCTTTTCTATTCTTGTATTTCATTTCTTTTGATACAAGACCAAGGTTTTGTGCCCAAGCAGTATGCTCTGCTCTTAATTCTTCGTTTGCCCACTTCTTAGCAATTGGATTAGGATAAAAAGTACCTGTACCATAAACGATTGCTAATACAAGTATAGACCAAAATACTCTTTTGGTCCATATCCAATATACATTTTGAGGTTTTATGGCAGTAGCCTTTTCAATATCTTTCATTACTTTTTTTCTTTTTATCATATTACCTCTTCATTGCTATATACTCAAAACCTGTAATAGTGTGTGGCTCTTGTTCGCCATACTCTGACCAACTACCAACTTGAATTGGTTTCATACGCCTTTGAGTGAATACGATATTAGGATTATTTGCCATAATCTTATTCATTTTTTTAAATATTTTTTCTGATTGTTTTTCTGTAAAGTTAGCGGCTACATCTGTTGCCCAATTACCAGTATAATAGGTAATTTTCTTTTCTTTACTTGTCTCAAACTTTTCTAGGTTGATTGGCACATTATTGATAATATGCTTTAGATGGTGGTCTAGTTCTTTCGTCTTTCTCATTATATAGTCCTCTCATTTATATTATAATCCAAGACCAAGGGTCTTAGCTTTCTTTTCAAAAGACCAGAATAAAGCATTATGATTTCCTGTGTCTCCCAAATTTTGCATTTGATATAGGTGTACCATTTCGTGGCACAACGTATCAAGAAAATATTGAAAGCTTGGGTACTTTGGTAACATTTCAAGTTTATATTGTCTTGTACCTTTTCTCTTCCACTCCAATATGTTAACTTGCCCAACACATTTTTGTCTAGCAAGTTCTTTGATTTCAACATCATTGAACGGTGATAATTTGCCACCGAACATTCCCTCATTGATGTATCTGAAATATTGTTTGATTGCCTTGTAGGTAGTTTTGAATTGTCTCTCGCCAGAGGCATTTACACCTCTCTTGATGAGTTTTTTGACTTTGAGTTTTTTACTTGTAAGTTTTGGCATTTATTCTTTACATTCATAGGAGCCTCCTTCAAGTAATTTACACTTATAAACTTTGTCAGCATTCTGTCTCATTTCAGCAGCTATGCCTTCAAGTATATATGGTAAATGTTTTTGTACAACAAAAGTCATTTCAGTAGCAAAGTTATACATTAACTTTTGCATTTCGGCTTCAAGAACGGAAGTGTCAACATTATTACCTTGTACTTTTTGAGTAATAATATGACCTATCACAGCCTTGTTGTACTCATTCGCTTGTACAGATTTTGCAAAGGCATTTAAACCTAACCACAAAATAACTAAAGCAAATATCAATTTTTTCATAATGTAATCTCCTATATTATATTTATAGGTATAGTATATCAAAACCACGACCAAAGTCAAGCACTTTTTTATTAAAAAAAGTACGAAAAATCAACGTTTTTTGTGAATTTTGTTCTATTTTTGTTCTGGTTTATAGAATTTGTCATTCCAACCAAAAGCTTCCTTAACAACTGATTCACTTAAACCTTTATAAACCTTGTTCAGTTTCTTATCTTTCATATTCAATAAGACCTCTGCCTCTGATTTATGAAGACCCTCTAATATCTGAATAAACATTGTTTCTTTTTGTGTTTTTGTGGTTTCCGGGTCTGCACCGTCAACAAAATGCCACAATCTTTTAGCTTCTCTACTTAACATTGTGTGCTCAGTACCTAGAGGTGCTTCGTTAGCAATGTAAGGTGGTGTACCACTTGGTAATGCCCACTTGATATTAGGGTCAAAAGAACCTTTTAGAATCATTCTTAAAGCTTCAGAATTGTTTTCCTGTAATACTTTAATCTTCTTTGGTTTATCTTTTGCGTTGTTAACTTTAGTTAGAATTTCAGCAATCGTTGGTTCTGCTGAGCTGACCATACCTTGACCAGCGTCCATAGATTGTTTAGGCATAATACCTAATCTTGATTGATGTTCCATAATTTGTTTCTCGTCTGCCATAATTTTCTCCAATTCGTATTATATCGCACTCATTTTCTTATTATATTTATCCTTAAAATACTTCTTCTTGTACCATTTATAAAATGCCTTATCTGTAAAATATTCTGCAATGTCGGCCGCTGGTACTTGGTCACTTCTAATACATTCTGCAAGAGACTCATACTCATACGTATCCACTTTTCTGGTCATAGGTTTGTCTTTACTATTTTCTGCAATAGTTCTAACATTCCTTTCCCAATTTTCTGTTTTAGAATATGACATTAATAAGTCCTATGTATATGTTTTCTTAATGCTCTTGTTAATTCTTCTATCTTATCTATAATAGCAATCAGGTTAGGGTCTGTAATATATTTACTTGCCTCTTTTGCCTGGTCTCTTAATGCGTCATATTCTTTAATTGAAATTCTTACCATTGGACTTGTATCACTACTAGCCTCATTCTCAAACGTCTTATCTACTGAATTGTCATCTGTCATAAAAACCTTTTTGTTACCAAAAATAGAGGAGGGCGACTAAAAGCCGCCCTTCCCTTTGTCGTTTAATTATGCTGAGTAAGCAGTTTGCTTACCGAACACAGCGTTGATACCAGCAGCGATAATCGCTTTTGATGGTGTACCAACTCTGTAAGAAACACCTTTTGATGTTCTATTTTCATAAATCATCAATCCTTCGTTTCTTAATTTCATCACCATTGAAGCTGGTGATTGTAGGTCAAATTTGTTTCTCAAAGTTTTCCAAGAAACGTCTCCGCCTTTTGTGAAAAGGTTTCTTACCTTTTCTGTTTTAGATAGCTTAGTTCTAGCCATTGTTGTATCTCCTTCTTTAAAGATATTATTTAAAAAGTTAAACATTATTGTTTACCTTACCTTTCTCTGGTGTTAACGTCACCACACGATTCAGAGTACATAGCGAACATCTGTTGTATGCCCTCCAGAATTCTTTAATCAAGGTCAAAATCGGGGTCAAACATATCACCACCGTCCCTTAAATAGTCTAATTCTTTTTTTATGTCTTTAGATAAGCCAGTTATCGGTCCTCTTGGTTTATCTAAAAACATATCGTAAGTTATCTTGGCAGTTCTAAAGTTACCATCTTTATTAACTTTTAAGTTTACCATCTTCTCACTTAACAATTGAGCTGGGTGTGCCATATCAAAATCTCTATATGCAAGACCTCTAATAGTGTCAATTACAATTGCAAGGTCTTTTGTAAAGTTGTGATTTTGTGTTCTCATACCAGCGTCAACAAACTTCTTTAATAAATCAAATCCTATTTCATCTACCAAAGTCTCAACAAAGTCTTTGGTTTGTTTTCTTTTTAATTCCTCAGCAAATTTTGTATCTTGTTCTTTTTTAACTTCTCTCTTACGTTTATGCTCTGGAAAGAATATGATGTTATCATTCGGCAATTATTTCTCCTTTGAAATTAACTTTTTTTTGTTTTTCAAAATGTTCTACTAACTGATTGTAACCACCAATTAATTCATCATTAATCTTAATTTGAGGCATTGCTCTTACATTTTTACCAATGTCTTTAATTAAGGCAGAGGCGTCACCATTAAAATCTTTTTCTAGCGACTTCTCTTCAAATTCTAAACCAAGGCCTTTTAACAAGGCCTTAGCCTTTGTGCAATAAACACAATTAGTTTTGCTGTATATCGTTATTCTCATTAGTTTGCTCTAATACTTTTTTAAAAGCAATATCAGCTTTTTCTTTAACGTTATAAGCGTCCATAGCCTGCTCAATAGTGTAGTTATACATCTTATTGTACTCGCCTAAAGGTAGTCTCATACCAATCCACGCTCTATAATAACCATTCTTTATTAAGGTCACGTCTTGTTGCCATATCTCATAACCTCTAACAGGTGTATTTTTGATAATGTTAATAAGAGTTGACTCAACCTCGGTTACGGTTGTCTTATTATGAGTTTTACCTAATTCAGTTATAAACTGCTTAGATTGTTTGTTCATTTCACCTGCCACAATGTCAGCGATTTCAGATTTAGCCTGCATTTTCGCTTTCTCAATAGCAAGTTGAAGGTCTGGTGAAACGGAAGTAGCCACGCCAAATAGACATAACTTATCTTTACCCTTACCAATTAGAGCAGTATCACAAGCTTTTCTTTCAGAAAAATCTGCCATATACCACTTTGGTACGGTATTCATTTCTTTTCCGTTCTCGGATTTTATTTTGTAAGTACCACCAGCACAGGCATTTAACAACAACGCAACTGCTAAAGCACCTACAATTTTCACTTTATTGTTTTTCATCATTTTATTTTACTCTCCTCTATATCATATACTAATTCTTGTAA